AACAAACAGTTAAATATATTATTATATAAATATGGATTCAAAAACAAAAGAGATACTACAAAAGTTTTCTGCACAAAGGGTTGATTTGGCTTTAGCAGATGATGCTAAAAAGTTAAATAGTAAGTTTTTTCAAATAGATGAAGATACCGCAGGTGGTTTTGTTGTTAAAGCTGAACAAGGATATGAAAAAATGCTGAATAAATATGAATCTTTAAAAAAACAAATAAATTCAACAATGCCTAAACTTGAACAAGCTGTAAAAGAACTTGGTATTAATAGAAATAATTTTCAAGTATTAGATGATTTAGATAGAAGAAAAGAAGATATAGATGAAAGAATATCTTTAATAAGGAAAAACATTAACGATTTAAAATCAATACAAGTTTATTAATATGAAACCAGATGTAAAAAGAATACTTACGAAGTTAAGTAAAAACAAGGTTGAGTTAGCAACAATACAACAAATTGTTTTACTTATTCAACAAATTGACAAAGATTTAAGAGAAGAAGAAAATTTATATAAAAATTTTGAAAAGAGTTATGATGTCATACGAAAACTCACAAGTGAAAAAATAAATCTTGAATCTAAAATTGAAAATGAAACAAAACCTTTTAAAAATGTAATACCCAAAATAAAAAATAATCTAACACAATTTAAAAATGCACTAAATAGAACTGAACAGGATGCAATAGCAGTTATTAAAAAAATGGAAGATTTAGGAATAGAAAATAATGAAATAGATTTAAGAAAAATTGAAAAATTAAAATTAAGAATAAAAAATATAGATTTTGCATTTTTAGAAGAATTACCATTTTAAAAACACAACAAACTAATTACTAATTTATTGTAATATATATGAAAGCAACAGATATGTTAAACAAAGTAAAAGAGGTACTTGGGGTAGAGTTATCCGAAGCACCTGTAGAAGTAAAGTTGGCACAAGCTGAACTTGAGAACGGTACAATTATAGAAAGCGAAAATTTTGAAGCTGGAGCAGAAGTGTTTATTGTTACCGAAGATGAAAAAGTAGCAATGCCTATAGGTGAGTACAAACTTGTAGATGGTGAATCTTTAATTGTAGAAGAAGAAGGTATTATTGCTTCTATTGGTGCTGCTGAAGCTGAAGAAGAAGTGGAAGCTGCTGAAGAAAAAGAAGAAATGAACTACGCTACTAAAGAAGAACTTGCAGAGGTTAAAGAAATGGTTGAAGAAATAAAATCAATGCTTGAACCAAAAGAAGAAATGGCAGAAGAAACTGAAAATTCTATAAAATCAGAAGAAACAACAACAAAAACTGTTTATGCTGAAAAAGAAGAATTATCAACTGAAGAACCTGTTGAAAAAATAAAACATAACCCTGAAAAGGAAACAAAGAAAGTAATGAATTTGTATGGACAAAAAAGAACACAAACAACATACGATAGAGTGCTTTCAAAAATAGCTAATCTTAAAAATTAAATAATTAAAAATGGCAACAACAACGAGTATAACAACAACTTATGCAGGTGAGTTTGCAGGTGAATATATTTCTGCTGCATTATTAAGTGGTTCTACTATTGAAAATGGTGGAGTTACAGTAAAGCCTAACATTAAGTTTAAAGAGGTAATTAAAAAAGTAGATACAAATGCAATAGTTAAAGATGCAACTTGTGATTTTGATCCTACTTCAACATTAACCCTTACAGAAAAGGTATTACAACCAGAATATCAACAAGTAAATTTACAACTTTGTAAAAAAGATTTTCAATCTGATTGGGAAGCTGCATCAATGGGTTTTAGTGCTTTTGATAGTTTACCTTCTTCTTTTAGTGATTTTTTAATTGCTCACGTAGCAGCTAAAGTAGCACAAAGAACAGAGCAAAGTATTTGGGATGGTAACACATCTAACAACGGTCAGTTTGATGGACTAACTAAACTTGTTTCATTAGATGCAGGATTACCAGCAGCACAAGAAGTTACAGGTACAACAGTAACAGCTTCTAACGTTATCGCACAATTAGGTAGTGTTGTAGATGCAATACCTTCTACGGTTTATGGTAGTGAAGATTTAAACCTTTATGTATCATCTAACATTGCTCGTGCCTACGTAAGAGCGTTAGGTGGATTTGGAAGTTCAGGTCTAGGTGCAGCAGGTACAAACTCAATGGGTACACAATGGTGGAACAACGGTTCACTTACATTTGATGGTGTAAAAATATTTGTAGCACAAGGTCTTGCTGATAACAAGGTAATTGCAGCAGAAAAATCTAATCTTTACTTTGGTACAGGTCTTTTAGCAGACCACAACGAAGTAAAAGTTATTGATATGGCTGATCTTGATGGTTCACAAAATGTACGAGTTGTAATGAGATTTACAGCAGGTGTACAATATGGAGTTATTGAAGATATTGTAACATACGGTATTACAAATTCAGCTAACTAATAAGTAATTAACAAATAAAAAGGGTGGGTAAGCCAATAGTGCCTACTCACCTTTTTTTATTAAAAATATATAGATATGGCTTGTGATTTAACACTTGGTAGAAAAGAGCCTTGCAAAGATGTTGTAGGGGGATTAAAAAATGTTTATTTCGTAGATTTTGGTGATTTAGGTACGGTAACCTTAACAAATGATGAAATAACAAATATGACAGGTAGTTCTGGTAGTTTAACAGCATTTAAGTACGAATTAAAAGGAAATAGTAGCTTTGAACAAGCTATTACTTCTTCACGTGAAAACGGTACAACTTTTGTTGAACAGACTTTGACTTTAACTTTGAAAAAACTTACTAAAGAAGATAATAAAGAGTTAAAACTGTTGGCTTACGGTAGACCACACGTTGCCGTAGAAGATTATAACGGTAATGTATTTATGATGGGATTAGAACACGGTGCAGAAGTAACAGGTGGTACTATTTCCACAGGTGCTGCAATGGGTGATTTATCAGGATATACATTAACAATGGCAGCAACAGAACTTGCACCTGCTAACTTTATGGATTCGGATACAAAAGATATAGACTTCCCATTTAGTGTAGTAGATTATGCAGGATTAGATGGTACAGTAACTATTACTTTAGGAACAAATACTTAATAGGGTTTTTATTTGGTAAATTAAGGGGTAGCAGAAATGTTACCCTTTTTTTTGTTTTAATAATAACAAATTTCATACTTTTTTATTGTATATATATGATAGTATTACAAGAAAGTGGATCAGCACAAAATATTGATTTTATACCAAGAGAATTTACTGCAAACGCATCTTACACGGTTAAAATAACAGATGAAACGCAAAACAAAGAAGTGTACAGTCAAGCAACAACAAGTATATCACAAAACTTATACTTCAATAGGTATAATGCTGTATTTCCTGTAAAACAAGATATTTATTACACACTTAAAATACTTTCAGGTAGTTCAGTTGTATTTTTAGATAAAATATACTGTACAAACCAAACAGATTTACCAGCTTACACAATAAACAGCGGTGAGTACACTTCTAACAGCACTACAAACGAATTTATCACAATATAATGGATAACTTACACATAGTAAATTTAGCTTCTTACAACCGCCCTAAAATAGTTGAGGATAAACAAAAAGAATGGGTAAATTACGGTGAGGATAACAATTATTATTCTTATTTAATAGAATTGTATACTAATTCAACAACAAACAACGCTATTATAAACGGTGTATCTAATATGATATACGGTAAAGGGTTAGATGCTTTAGATAGCAACACCAAAACAAACGAGTATGCTGCAATGAGGTCTATTATAAGCAACACTTGTTTAAAAAAGGTTGTATTAGATTTAAAACTATTAGGTGAAGGTTCTTTTCAAGTGCTTTACAAAGATGGTAATGTATTTAAAGCAGAACACTTCCCAAGACAAACACTACGAGCAGAAAAATGCAATGAAGATGGTGAAATAGAAGCATACTACTATGCACCTGATTGGACAAAAGTAAAACCGAAAGACAAACCAGAACGAATAGCAGCATTTGGTTTTGGTAACGGTAAAGAACCAGAAATTAAAATTATAAAAAGGTATGTTAGTGGTTACGATTACTATTGCCCTGTAGATTATCAGGGTGGTTTAGCATATGCAGAATTAGAAAGTGAGATAAGTGATTACCTTATAAACGATGTACAAAATGGCTTTAGTGGTACAAAGGTTGTAAACTTCAACAACGGTGTACCAGACCGTGAAAAGCAAATGCAGGTTAAGAATGATGTAATGTCAAAACTTACAGGTGCAAGAGGTGAAAAAGTAGTAATTGCATTTAACAACAATGCAGAAAGTAAAACAACAGTTGATGATATACCATTAAACGATGCACCACAACACTATGAGTATTTATCAAATGAATGTAGTAATAAGTTAATAGTAGCACATAGGGTAACCTCACCTTTATTATTGGGTATACGTACCGAAAACAATGGTTTAGGATCAAATGCAGATGAAATAAAGACCGCTGCTCTACTTTTTGACAATATTACTATAAAACCCTATCAAGACTTAATAACGGACTGTATAGATGATATATTAGCTGTTAACGGTATTAGTTTAAAACTATATTTTAAAACACTTCAACCATTAGCATTTATAGAAACAGACAATGCAATAACAGATGAAGCACGTGAAGAAGAAACAGGTGTAAAAAGAGAATTTACCTTAAAAAGCCAAGTAGTAGATAAAGATTTTGCTATTATAGATGATAGGTTAGCATACGCAACAAAAGAAATGGCAATAGAAGCAGCTAAAAACATAGGTTGTGAAGGTTACCACGAACACGAATACGAAGGCAAAATATGGTTTATGCCTTGTGAACAACACAAGCAAAGTAATTTAAGTGCTGAAACAGATGATAAAGTATTTGATTTGCTTGATGAGTTTGGTGAAGATGAAGATTTAGAAAATTGGGATTTAGTAGATGAACGCAAAGTAGACTATGACCAAGAAGAAGCATTAGATAAAATGGTAGGTTTAGCATCTACAGGTAGTGCAAGATCAAATGCAAAAAGCGAACAAGATGGTGAAGCTGATAATATGAAGTTTAAAGTACGTTATCAATATGCACCATTAAAAGTTTCTGCTAACAGCAGGGAGTTTTGTAGAAAAATGGTATCAGCTAAAAAGATATACCGTAAAGAAGATATAATGCAAATGAGTAAACAACCTGTTAACGCTGGTTGGGGTAAAGGTGGTGCTGCAACTTACGATATTTGGCTTTATAAAGGCGGTGGATCGTGTAGGCATTTTTGGATGCGTAAAACGTATATGGCTAAAGGTGTTAAACCAGATGCTACTAACCCAAATGCAGAAATAAGTGTAAATGAAGCAAAGAAAGAAGGTTTTAAACCTGAAACTAATGATGCTAAAGTTGCAAAAAGACCAAGAGATATGAAAAATAGAGGGTTTATAAAACCTAAAAACTTTACAACACCACGATAGTTATGGCTGAAGCATTATTTGTTACTCGTAAAGATATTGTAAAATACACTAATGTATCAGGAGGTGTAGATACGGATAAGTTTATACAATACGTTAAGATTGCACAAAACATACATATACAAAATTATATAGGTACAAAGCTATATGATAAAATAAGTACAGATATTATAGCAGGTAATTTGACAGGACATTATGCAACATTAGTTGAAAACCACATTAAGCCTTGTTTAGTACATTGGGCAATGGTTGAGTATTTACCATTTGCTGCTTACACAGTATCTAATAAAGGTGTTTATAAACATAGTAGTGAAAACGCTGAAAATGTATCTAAAACAGAAGTAGATTTTTTAATAGAAAAAGAACGTACAACAGCACAATACTATACTGATAGAATGATAGAACATTTTAGTTTTTATGCAGCAGAAAGATATGCTGAATACTACACTAATAATAATGATAACGTATATCCTGATAAGGATGCTAATTTTTCAGGATGGGTACTATAATAAAAGTAAGATACAAACCTAAACAACAAAACATAGTTAAGTTAAAAAACTATTTAGAAAGGATGTATAACAAAAACGTAAAAAAGTAATTATATATATATGGCTAATAATATAAATTGGGGCAAAGTTTATTGTAATATGGAAACTAATTCTGCTTGGGGAGCGGATGAAGCATATACAACTGAATTTATACCTGATTTTTCTGCTCCAAGTTGTTGGACTTTAGTACCTGCTTTTACAGCGGATACAACATTATACAAAGCAGATACAACATTATTTACAGCAGATGCAACACAAATAACATAATATAAAAAAATGGCTAAACAAACAATTAATATAGGAACTACTGCAAATGATGGTACAGGCTCAACGCTACGAGATGCCTTTGATATTTGTAACGACAACTTTACAGAATTATATTCTGATGATGCAGGAGATGTAGGTAGTATAACAGCAACAGCACCAATAGCAAGAGATCAAGCAACAGGAGCAGTAACAATATCTTTAAATGATGATGGAGTTACACACGCTAAACTAGAAAACAGATATACAGCAAGTGGAAGTATAACAACTTATACAGGAGCAGTAACTGTTGATTGGTCAGCAGCTACTAACTTTGTAATGGGTTCTTCTTTATCAGGAGCAATTGAATTTGATTTCACAAACTTCAAAACAGGTCAAGTTTTAACTATTCACAACCTTACAGGTTCGCAAACAATTACTTTAGATTCTAACGCTGCAACAAGTGAAACCTTTAATAAGCTAGGTGGTAATGACTACGATGGTTCAGCAACAAATGCTTTAATGATAGAATGTATTAGTGATTCGGCAAATGCTGTTTTCAATTATTCAGTATTAACCTATGTAAGTGATACAACACCAAGTTAAAAAATAAGATATGAAAGCAATTAATATAGATGGTACAATAAAAACGTATAGCAACGTAAAATCTTTTGGGGGTGCTATAGGTTTACAATACGCAAGTGATAGTGATTTAGAAGCACTTGGATTTTATGATGTGGTAACTCCTTCTACAAAACAAAGCCAAGAATTAGGTGCTATTGAGTGGGATGCAGATAATAGTGTTTTCACTTATCCTGTTAAGAATAAAACTTATAGTTTATCGGTAGCAGAACTTAAAACACAAAAAATAGAAAACTTAAAAGCTATTTACGGAAGTAAGTTAGGTACAACTGATTGGTACGTTGTAAGAGCAGCAGAAGGTGGTACAGCAGTACCAAGTGATATAGCTACAGAAAGAAGTAATTTAAGAACAGAATGTGCAACTAAAGAAGCAGAAATAAATGCTTTAAGCACAAAAAGTTCTATTGTAGATTATCAACTTCCAAGTTTTAGATAATGGGTTTAGGAAAAAGTAAAATACTTTCGCAAGGTGCTAGTAGTACTGATTTTTTTACTCCCCTTACATATACAGGTAATGGTGGAACACAATCAATTTCTTCTTTAACTTTTGCTCCGAGTTTAGTTTGGATAAAGGACAGGGATGTTGGAGAATGTCATACATTAACGGATATTATAAGAGGTGCGCCTTCATCGTTATCTACTAGCTCTACGGCAGGAGAGTATGTAGATTCAACTTATAAAATACGCTCTCTTGATAGTAATGGTTTTACAGTAAAAGATGTTAGTCAAGGGTTTTATGGAGTAAATGGAAACAATGTAAATTACATCGCTTATTGTTTTAATGGAGGAGATACTACTGTTACGGATGAAGGAACAAGAAGAGCAAATCCAGATGCAGGTTTTAGTATTGTAGAAACCACAACAGGTAGTTCTACAAATCCTGCTGTGCAAACACAATTTGGAGAATACAGATACAAGCACGGACTTAATTCTGAACCAAAATTAATTCTAGCAAAAAGTAAAGGTTTAACTCGGGATTGGGAGTGTTTCTTTAAAATATCAAGTTCTAGCGTTTTTGATTTTGCTATAAATAGCACTAGAGCACCTCATACTTATACTATTCCAACGAATTTTACTTCTTGGGATTCTACTCGTATTCACGCTTGGAATTATCCTTCAGCGAATACATCTCCAGGTGATCCGATGATTATATACAACTTTGCAGATGTAGCAGGAGTACAAAAAATAGGGAGTTATACAGGTACAGGTTCAGCAGGTCAAAGTATAACCACAGGGTTTGAGCCAAGATTTTTAATAATAAAAAGTACTGTGGGTGCAGACAATTGGAGATTATACGACACAGTAAGAGGAATTACATCTGGAGGTTTTTTAGAACCAAACAATTGTGATAGTGAAAACACAAGTAGTGCACCAAACATTACAATGACAGCTACAGGTTTTGAAATAACTTCAGGTGGAGTAACACAAGGGAATAATTCATCAGGTAACCTTTACATCTATTTAGCTATAGCATAATGGAAGATTTAAAGATTTATAGTTTAAACGCAATAGCATTAGCTTTTTCAATTAGTTCTATAAATCCTATTCTACAAGCTGTTTCTTTATTATTAGCAATAGCATATACAATAATTAGTATTAGTAAAAAATTAAAATGAATCCATTAAGTTCAAAAGGTAATGGTGTACAAAAAGAAGTAAGACACTATATAGGTTCTTTATTTATATTTTTATTTGTTATAGGACTTATAGTCGCTTTAATTCAGTTTCCTGTACTAGATACAAACAAAGAGGTTGTAATGATGCTAATTGGAACAATTAGTGCAAGTATCGGTATAACGGTAGCTACTATAACAGGAAGTAAACCAGATGACATAAACTCTCTTAAACAATCTTTAGAAAAAAAGGAACATCAAATTGAAATGCTTGTAAAAGCTAAAGATAATTTAGAAGAAATGGTTATAAACCTTCAAAGAGAAATGCTACAAAACCAAGATAATATGATGGATAAAATTATATTAAAAGCAGCAATGGATTTCGATGACAAAAATAACCCACCAAAACGAAAGCTATGAAAGAAGTAAAATGTAAGTGTGGATGCACAAATAACCCAGAAGGTTACTGCGATGGTAGCCATTTAAATAAATAAGATATGCAAACTTTAATAATTATAATTTCAATAGTAATGTTTTTAACTGGTTAGTGATATAAAACAAGAAATTGAAAAAATTAAAAAATAATATGGAACACATAGCTTTTTATGTAGCTTGTAGATTAGTTGAATATTTAGCAACAAGTTTTTGGAAAGAAAATGTTAAACAATGAATTATTTTGAACTTAAAGAATTTGACTCTCCTGATTTGCCAAATAGTGGCATTAATATGGACAAGTCTTTTTTACAAATGCTCAACTCCGCTCGTGAAATTGCAGGGATACCATTTAAAATCACAAGTGGATACAGAAGTGTTAACCACAATAAAAAAGTTGGAGGTGTGCAAAACTCAAGCCATCTTACCGGAGTTGCGGCCGACATTAGTGTTGTGTCAGGAAACGAAAGATACATTATTCTTAATGCCCTTATTAAAGCAGGATTCAAACGGTTGGGAATCGCTAAAACCTTTATACATTGCGATACGGACGAAACCAAAAACAACTCTGTTTGGACATACTGATACCGTAGGAAGTACGTTATGGAAAAGAAAAAGTTTAAAGATACTCAAGTAGGGAAATTTTTACTTAATAAAATTCCTGATGTAGTTGGAGCCGTGGCTGGCAATACAGCTGTTGGTAGCGTAATTCAAGCTATTATTGGTGGTTCAGATATGAGCGATGCTGATAAAGAAATAGCACTTAAAAAACTTGATTTAGAACGTGCTGAAATAGATGGCACAACTAGACGTTGGGTAGCTGATGCAAGAAGTGGGAGCTGGCTGTCTTCAAATGTAAGGCCATTAACACTTGTTTTTTTAACAATTAGTTATGTTATTGGTTGGTATTTAGGTTATCCTTTAGATTCGATTACTGGCTTGCTTTCAATTGTAATTGGCGGATATTTTGGAAGTCGTGGTGTGGAAAAAGTATTTGGAAATAATAAACATCAATAATGGCTAAACAAATAGTTATTAACTATAAAAAAGTTAAGATTAAACGTAAAGGAATTCATAGTAAAAACAAACAATCTAAACTAAAATCTTCTAAAAATTACGTCAAGAAATATCGTGGTCAAGGTAGATAATGTTTAAAACTTGTATATTACGATAATTGATTATTAAAAAAAAACAAAGTAACTTTGGTGGGTAGTGGGAATTTAATTACTTTATTATTTTGTATTTTATATAAAAAATTTTTAAAAATTTTATTTAATATATTATGAAAATAGATGAAGAAATAAGAAAAATAACCAATTATAAAACTTGGAGTGTAAATCGTAAAATTGATGCTTTGTTGAGAATAGATGCTCATATGTACACAGAATTGGGAACTGATTCTAGTAAAACAGAAAAGAAAAACGTAAAGGCTATAAGTCGAAAAATATACAGAGCAATTTCAAATATAAATCCAATAGATGGTTATATATTAGAAGCACATATGAATGAAAAAGATTTGACCAATTTAATTGATGGCTAAACTTAAAAAACCATCAAGAAGTAAATTAGTAAAAAAACTTGATAATATTTTTAGTCAATGGGTAAGATTAAGTAATGCAGATAATGATGGAAATTGTACTTGTGTCACTTGTAATAAATCTTTTTCTTGGAAAGAAATCCAAGCTGGCCATTTTATAAGTCGCAAACATTACTCAACGAGATGGGATGAAAGAAACGTTTTGCCACAATGTGTTGGATGTAACGTCTTCAAATATGGAGAGCAATATAAATATTCTATTTTTTTAGGTACTATTGTAGCAAAAGAGTTATATTTGAAAAGTAAAGAAATTGTCAAGTTTTCTAATAATGAAATTGATGAAATGATAAAAGATTACAGCGAAAGGCTGAAAAGACTTACTTGATTTTTTTCTTGTAATATTGTTCTTTGTTTGAGGGCGGCAGAAATGTCGCTCTTTTTTTATTTAAAAATATTTTGTTAATTATTTGTTTATTAAAAAAAAGGTTGTATGTTTGTGGTGTCAATAATGACATATAATTAATAAAAGGTGTTAAGAGCATCACGAAATATTCAATATATTAGATAATTTAGTAACAGTAAAAGATTGTGAAAATTTAGAAGAACAATTTAAAGTATTAAGATTTATAGCACACATAGCTGATGAAGCCTTTAAAGAAAATTTTATAGAAAGGTATGAAGAATTAGAGTGGGCAATAGAAACTTTAAAAGAGCAATTAAACATTCCTATATTTGACCGTAGAGAAGATGAAGAAATGTTCTTAAAAGCATTTTATGCAAAAAAAGAATATTTAGATGATAAGGAAAGAAACGATCCTTTAAGGATTGTAGTAAATGAATTAGAAAAAAATTTACTAAACTTAAAAGGATTTTAATTTTAACTTTAATTTTACTAAACCCCTTCAGAAATGTGGGGGTTTTTTTGTTAATTATTTTTTTGTATATTTACAATATGGAACAATTTACAAAAGCAGAACTCTATGGCAAGGTACAAGAACTGCAACACGAAAACGAACAATTAAAAAATCAATTAATTTTAAAAACAAAAAACAATGAGTAAGAAAGAAACAAACGTAAACGAAAAATTATTTAATCTACAAAAAGAGATTGGAACAATTAGTAAAGACGAAACGAATCCATTTTATGGTTCTGCTTATTTTGACATTAACTCTTTAATTAAACAATTACAACCTTTATTAAATAAATATAGATTAAGTTTAAAACAACCAGTTAAATTTGATGCCATTAATAACTTGTCATATGTTCAAACATATTTTGAATGTGCTGACACATCACAAAGAAGTGATACAAGCGAATTAAAATTACCAGAATTATCAGACCCACAAAAAATAGGCAGTTGTATTACTTATTATAGAAGATACACGTTGGCCAGTTTACTTGCTTTACAGGCAGAAGATGACGATGCTAATAAAACAATTCAAAAAGATTGGTTAAATAGAGACACGCCACAATTTACCAATGTAATTAAATATTTAAAAGAAGGTGGCAAAATTAATGAAGTAGAAAAGAAGTATAAATTAAGTAAGGCAGTTAAAGATGAGTTATCTAAACTGTAAAATAAAAAAAACATATTATAAAACTAAATATAAAAACAAATCAATTAAAATAACTATTTATGGACATTATAGGAAATATAAAATTAATAAATGAAATTGAAGAGGGAACGTCTAAAGCTGGAAAAGCTTGGGCGAAACGTCAAATTGTTGTAACAACAAACGAGAAGTATCCACAACACATTGCTATTGATTTTTTAGGAGATAAAATATCACAAATAAATAATTTTCAAGTTGGCAATCCTGTTTGTGTGTCAATTAATTTAAGAGGCAACGAGTACAACGGAAAATATTACAATAGTATTAATGGTTGGAAAATAGCAAATCATATTGGAATCGTAAACAACAACGAACAACAACCGGCACGAGAATCGGTGAATGATATGCCATTTTAATAATAAGGGGGTTTAATTACCCCTTTTTTTATATATTTATTTAATGAAGAAATTAAAAGAAGGAGAAGATTTTCCTAAAGACTTTTGGAATTACGATGTAAATCCAATTGTTGGTTATTATATTAAACCACAAAGAAAAGGACAAATCGAAAAAGTAATAAAGAAATACGCAAAGACACCACAAAAAATATGATAGCACAAGCAAAGAACATACAAGACAAAATATTAGATATAAAATATGGTAGAATCAAACAAGGCTTAAAACTTGATATACCAGAAATTGATGAACATTTAAGATATAAGCAGGGAAATTTTAATTTGGTAATCGGACACGCCAATTCGGGAAAGACTACCATTATAATTTACTTATTTGTTTTATGGGCAATAAAATATAATTTAAGATATTTAATTTGGTCAAGTGAAAATACTCCACAATCAATAGTCAGAAAAATTATTGAATTTAAAATGGGTCTTCCAATAACTCAAGCAAGTGACGAACAAATAAATGAAGCTGTTTCTTGGTGTGATAGTCACTTCAAGATTATTGATGTTGAAGATTTATACACATACAAACAATTAATAAAAGAAGCTAAACAAATTAAAGACGCTTGGAATTATGATTGTCTTTTAATTGACCCATACAACAGTTTAAGCAAAGACCCAACTTTACAGAAATTGGTTGGAAATTCTCACGATTACGATTATCAAGTGGCCAGCGAATTACGTTTGTTAGCCAAAAAACAAAACATAACTGTGTATTTAAACGCTCACGGTGTAACAAGCGCTATGAGAGCAGTTCATCAAAGTGGACACGAATACGAAGGATTACCAAAACCCTTAGGAATGGCTGACGTTGAAGGAGGTGGCAAATGGGGCAATCGTGCGGATGATACGATTTGTATTCATAGATATACAACTCATCAAACGGACTGGATGTATTCAAACTTATTAATTTTAAAAGTTAAGGAAAATGAAACCGGCGGCCGCCCAACGTCGTACGAAAATCCGATTAAATTGAAAATGATGCTTAATAATGTTGGTTTTGAATATATGGGTAAAAATCTTATAAGTGAAAAAAAAGTTGAAATAGATAAAATACCATTTTGATTATATTTATATTTTTATTGGTGATTGCTTTTATCTTTTTAATGATAGGACATTTTAAAAATAGCGATGTAATTATAAGTCCAATAAAAGGTTTTATGGTTGGATTTTTATATCATAAAGATGAATATGAAGATGAAGACGAATACACGCTTCAATGTTTGTTGGGTGTAATAAGTATTAATGTAATATGGAGAAGCCGGCCAAATGGTTAAATATAGTCGCTAAACAACACGACAAATGGATAAAGTTAGTTCAAGATTTAGGAGAATCTAATTTTGCGGAGGACATCGTACAAGAAGCATACATTGTTTTATATAAATATACTAATGAGCAAAATATTATTAAAAACGGCAAAGTCTCTGAGGGATATATGTTTTTTACTTTACGTTCGGTTTTGTTTCAATATTATAATGCTAAAAATAAATTAAAAAGACAAGATATTACAGACGTTGAATTTTTTAATAAAATACCAGATGTTGATGACTTAGATATTGAAAAAGGTTACAACGACTTTTGTGTTTTATTAGATAAAAAAGTTGATACGTTTCATTGGTATGATAAAAAATTATGGAAGTTATACAGTCAAACAAATATGAGTATTAGAAAAATAGCATCAGAAACTAAAATCAGCTGGGTCAGCATATTTAATACTTTAAAAAATATAAAAAACGATTTAAGAGAAGATTTGAAAGAAGATTACGAAGATTGGAAAAATAAAGATTTTGAACATTTAAAATAAAAATTATGAAAGAATTTAAAGGAGATAAAAGAAGCAAAAAATACAAACAATGGAAAAAGAATTTAGAAGAATCTAGTGAAGGCCTTGGCACAAAAGTTGAAAAAGTATTTAAAGCAACTGGAATTGATAAAGCTGCTAAATTTATATTGGGAGAAGATTGCGGTTGTGATGAAAGGCGTGACGCATTAAATAAAATGTTTCCAAGTAAAAAAATTAATTGTTTAACAGAAGATGAATACAATTATTTGTCTGATTACTTTGTTAAATTACCCAATACAATAAGTCAAGACCAACAAAAACATTTAGTTTTAATTTATAATAGAGTATTTAACGAAAGAGCAGGCACAACAAATTGTGGAAGTTGTTTCTTAAATGGCGTACACGCTAAATTAAAAGAAGTGTTTAATCAATATAACGATTGAAAGAAAAAGAACTTTTTGATTATTTAGTTTCTTGTTGTTATTCTGATTTAGTAAAAGCAAGAAGTCCATTAAGTAGATGGGATTGTTATAGCCCAAAAACTTTTCATCGCATAGAATTAAAATGTCGTTCAACACATTATGAAACATTATTAATTGAACGTAAAAAATATGATGCTATAATAGCAAAGTGTAATGACAATTTGGACATACCAATTTATATTAATTCAACACCAAAAGGCGTGTATAGATTTAATTTGTATCTTGTTAATCCTGTTTGGGAAACACAATATCATAATACCACAACAGAATTTAAGAACAATAAAAAAATACCAAAAGAAATTGCTTTGTTAGATGTAAGCGAAGCAGAAATAATTTAAACAAAGAAACAATGAACAAAAAGATAAACAACCTTAAAGAAATAGAATACTACACTAATGATATGTACTTTGCTTGGCAACAAATAGGGTTTTATGTACACAACCATATAATGAACGAAAAGTTGTATGATGAATCATTAAGCGAATATAGAGCTGACAAGATACGAGCTGTGGAACGTGCTAGAAAAGCAGACGAATTAGTAAAAGACTTACAGGAACAAATACAAAAATTAAAAACACGAATAGAATTAGGCATATAAAAATTAAAAACAATGAGCGATTCAATAGAAAAATGGCACGAGATGCAAGAAGATAAGAAGTGGACAACTAATTGCACCGGCTACTCTTATAACAATATACCGAAAGACCCAATAGTGCAAAGCGTATTAAATAAGTATAAATCAAGGTCAAGAGATGGTATTATAAAATACGAAACAACTCTTTACGATAACCCTGATGGGTTTTATAAGTTTCTTACACATCTTCAAGAAGAACTTATGGATGCTACCTTATACATAGAAAAAATAAAACAACAAAAAAGTTAATAAATTGTTTGTATGTTAAAATTATTTGTTTATATTTGAATATTATTAACAAACAAATAACAAATAAAATGGAAAATACATACACGTTAAAAGTTACAAAACAAGAATTAGAATTTCTTAATACTATTATTAATAATAATAAAGCAGATATAATTAGAGGATATAAAACATATTCTCGTCTTGACCGTAAAGATATAAAGACCAATAGTATTTATATTATGTGTAAAAGATTAAAAAGCGAAATCTCAAGTATTACAAGAAAATTCTCAGACGAATACATTTACGGAAATTAATAATATAGGGGGCGAAAGTCCCCTTTTTAAATATAGAACAATGAATAACATAGAAAAACTAATTGAGTTGTATGAAATGGCATACAATGAAAACGACCATTTAATTATGGCAAATCTAATACACACAATAATTACTGATATTGTAGAAGACGAATCAACAACAGTTGAACAGTCACGTTTAATATTTGACAGAACATCAAAGATTAGAAGACAATCATTAAGAAAATTAAAAACAACAATATGATTACATTATTAAATGGTGATAGTTGGGGTAAAGAAGAAATTAAAACACAAATGTATGATGACGATTTTTATTATAATACATTAGATATTACAAAAGCTTTAAGTTCTTCAAGTTTAAAAGATTTATTAAACGCGCCAGAAGAAATATTAAAACAATTAAAAGGTAAAAAACAAAAATCTAGCGAAGCTTTAAGGCTTGGAAGTTTAGTACATTGGTTGTATTTAGAGCCAAAAAAATTCTATTCTTTAAATTTTATAGACGCTGAGAGAACGAACTCGAAAATATATGTTGAAGCTGTAAACAAGTATGGAGAAGACAAGGTTTATAAAATAAAAGACCAACGATTGGCTGAATATTGGGTGGACATTTTAAATAATAAAGAAACATTAAAAAAGATTAGAGACAATTGTGAAGTAGAAGTTCCAGCAATAAAAGAACTGGCAGGAATACCAATAAGAGGTAAAGCTGATTTACTTGATTCTAATTGTATTTATGATTTAAAAACCACACGAGTTAATCCAAAAGATTTTAATTGGTGGAAAGTAAAATCAGCTGATTACGATTTGCAAGCATTTATATATTGTCAATTATTTGAAAGAGATTATTTCAGTTTTATTCCAATTAATAAAATGAATGGACGACCTGGTTTGGTTCATTGTTCTAAAGATGTTTTAAAAAGTGGAGAAGATAAGTTTTATAAAGCTATTGAAATATATAAAACACAATTTCAAAACAAAACATTGGAAGAAATATCTGACGCGTTAAGCATACACTTAGACGAAATAATAATATCACAACCAGAATACAAGTAATGAAAATAGAATTATCAAATAAAATAATTAATGATAAATATACACAATATGTGTGTGATGGTTTTGATATACAAAATAATCAAGAATCAAAAATAACCATCAATGCTAATTTAGATTCAATGCCAAAAGATTTTAACATTGGTGTTGTATATGGTGGGAGTGGCTCTGGTAAAACATCTATATTAAAACACTACTTTAAAAAGTCATTTGATAAAAGTTATTTTGACCACGACAAAGCTTTAATATCAAACTTTGATTGGTTATCACCAGACGAAGCAACTCAATTATTATCTTCAATGGGTTTGTCATCAGTTCCCACTTGGTTGCGGCCTTATAGAGTTTTGTCAAATGGAGAACAATACAGAGCAAATCTTGCTTACATAGTTGGTAAAGCAACTCAACAAGAAACTATATTAATTGATGAATACACAAGTGTTGTTGATAGAGATGTAGCAAAAGCAATGAGCAACGCATTACAAAAGTATATAAGAAGAAACAATAAAAGAATAGTTCTAGCGTCGTGTCATTTTGATATAATGAATTGGTTACAACCAGATTGGATATACTCACCACAAAAAGGTCGTCTTGAGATAGCGACACATCGAAGGCGAAGACCAGAAATTGAACTTCAGATATTTCGATGTCGATATGAAACTTGGAACTTATTCAAACAACATCATTATTTAACCGAAGATTTAAACAAAGCGTGTAAGTGTTATGTTGTTTTATATAATAGTAAGCCAGTTGCTTTTGTTGGTATATTACCATTGCCATCTGGAACTATTCAAAACGCGTATAGAATCAGCAGGATTGTAGTTTTGCCAGACTTTCAAGGCCTAGGCATTGGAATTAAATTGTTAAACTATTTTGGTTCTATGTATAAAAAGGATAATAAAAGTCTTTATATAAAAACAAGTAATCCATCTTTGTTTAATGGGATGAGTAGAAACGTCCACAATTGGAAATTATCAAATGAAAGTAATGACATCGAACAAGTAAAAAGAATTAATCAATCTTTAATAGAAAAAGAAAAGAGTGGAGAAATAAAGTTTAATACAGGAATTAAACTAAGAAAAGAAAGTGTAACAAAAAGTTACAAGTATATAGGCGAAGAAACAAACGACAATATAAACATAATTAAATTTAAATCAGAAGTATATAAACATATAGCACAAAATCAAATTAGTATATTTGACATTATAAATCCAGAACAATTATGAATTACAAAGAAGATTATCACAACAATCATTTAAATTGGTTAATATCAAACAACACAGACGGAAAACGTTCTATAATGGACATTGACGGCTTTATTACTAAAATAGGCCAAACGTATGGATTTATGATAGACCATAAAAACAATGATGATATAGTAAGTATTAACACATTGAGGCAATTATCTAAATTTGCTTATCTTACTTTAAAAGACAACACAATAATAAAATGTTTTATTGTAAGATGTAGCATTAACGAAAAAGAAAATAAAATGATTGACCACGCTACAATCTATGAAATAAAAAGTTACAACAAAGCAAAAGATAAAAAAGAAAAGAATGACTTTATTGAAAACACATACACTTTATTTAATACAAGGGAGCTGGTTGACTTTTTAAGTCCTGAAAAACACAACAAAATAATAGAACAAGTAAAAGATAGATTATAATGGATTGGCACATAAAAACAAAAGAAGAAAAAAGAGAACATTTATTAAAAATGAATTTAAATGATAACGATAAAGAAATAGTTGAATTTGATAAGATAGCAATTACAACTTTGGATATATTATATTCTAAATACAGCGGACAAAAACTAAAAGAAAAGAAAAGATACACGCCAAAATATATTGACCACAAAGAGTATTGAAACACGAATTAAAAATATTGCCAATATACTTTGAACAAATAAAAAGTGGAGTTAAAAACTTTGAATTAAGAAAAAAAGCATCTTACAAAATAGGAGACGTTTTATTATTAAAAGAACATAATGAAGTTAATTACACAGGAAGAGAAATACAAAAAACAATAAAATATATATTAGAGAATGTGCCACAATATGGTTTAAAAAAGAAATATGTAATTTTAGGGTTAAATGAATAAAAAGTTAATTGAAGAGTTTTATTTACTGGCGTTGGTAGACATAGCAAATGGAAAAGACATACTAGAACTTGAAGAAGCATTAGACGAATACGAAAAAGACGAGCATTATGAGGCTTGTGCAGGAATATTAAAAGCAATACACGAATCAGGATATTTAACAATTAAAGAAATAATACACAATAATAAATTAAAACTATGAGTTTACAAATAATAAAAGAAGTCGTTGAACAATATTACGAACTAGACATAACAACAAACACAAGAAAACGTGAATATGTAGAAGCACGAGGAATGTATTTTTACTTATCAAGACAATACACTAGAATTTCTTTGTCTTCAATAGGTAAAACAGTGAAACGTGACCATTCAACGGTGTTACACTTTGAAAGAACTGTAAAAGATTGGATTGGGTTTGACCCAAAATTAAAAAAAGACTATGAGATTATAAATGAAAGGATTCAAGATATGATACACGCTCATCCAGAGGACTTTAAAACAGCTGGTACAATTGAAGGTTTTTATGAGACACAATACAAAAGATTAAAGAAGTTAACAGAACAAATCAATCAAGACCAATTAACAATTAGTTAGTTTTTTTATTATATAGTTGAATAATCAAATTATTTCAAGATGGCACACGGAGGTAAACGAGACGGAGCAGGAAGAAAAGCAAAAGAAGATGAGGTTAAATTAATAGAGAAGTTAACACCATTAGAACCATTAGCATTTGCAGCATTAAAGAAAGGCCTTGAAGATGCAGATTTTAAATGTGTTCAGTTGTTTTATAATTATTATGCTGGGAAACCTAGAGAAACGAAAGACATTACAATTAACGAGGATGTCCCGTTGTTTGTAGATTAGTATGCTTGTAAAAAAAACAATTGCATTAAATAAACTTAGAGACTTAAACAAAAGAATACGAGTAGTTCGTGGAGGCACATCAGCTGGTAAAACTATTTGTATTCTTCTTATTCTAATAGATTACGCAATTAAAAACAAAGACAAAGAAATAAGCGTTGTAAGTGAATCAATACCACATTTAAGACGTGGTTGTGTTAAAGACTTTACATCATTACTTAAAAGTCTAAACAGATACAAAGAGAATCAATTTAATCGAAGTACTTTAAAATATACATTTACAAATGGAAGTTACATTGAGTTCTTTTCAAGCGACCAACCAGACAAATTGAGAGGAGCACGTCGCACCGATTTATATATTAATGAGTGTAATAATGTACCATTTGACGCATACAATCAATTAGCTGTAAGGACAAGCGGCACAATATGGTTGGATTACAATCCCTCAAACTTGTTTTGGGTAGACAAAGAGATTATTGGACAAAATGACTCTGACCATATAACACTAACATATAAAGACAACGATGTATTAGATGAATCTATTATAAAAGAAATAGAGAAAGCAAAAGAAAAAGGAAAGACATCAACGTATTGGGCAAATTGGTGGCGTGTCTATGGTCTCGGCGAAGTTGGAAGTCTCGAAGGGGTTTGTATTCCTGATTGGAAAGAGATTGATAACATACCAGTTGAAGCACGTTTATTAGGATATGGATTAGACTTCGGCTATTCTGTGGATCCAACAACGATTATAGCATTATATAAATGGAACGAAGCTTACATATATGACGAGGTGTTATACAAGAAAGGAATGTTAAATAGAGATATAAGCAGATTCTTATCTCAAAACAATATAAATGAGAATATAATTGCTGACAGCGCTGAACCAAAATCTATTGCAGAATTACAAGGTTATGGTCATTCTATATATGGAGTTAGCAAGGGACGTGACTCAATAGTATATGGATTGAATCTAATGAATCAAAATGAATTATATGTAACATCACAAAGCAAGAATCTAAAAAGAGAGCTGGGCGGTTATATATGGGCCAAAGACAAAGAAGGAAACACATTACAAAAACCAACTGGTCTTCATCCTGATTGTATAGATGCTGCACGTTATATATTAACTGATACTTTACAAAATCCAAATAAAGGAGAATATTATATTTATTAAAAATAATTAATAAAAAGTTTGTTTGTTAATTAAATGTTTGTATCTTTACAAAGTAAAACAAAAACAATTAAAAACAAAAACAATGAAAACACAAATTACAAATAACGAAAATCAAGTACTAAAACAAATTCAAATCTTTACAGCTGAAGATTTCAGTTCAGACTCAGCAGCTTGGTGTAATGTTCACGAAATAGACATTGACTCAAGACAATTAAGAGCTTTAATAACTACTTTATCTCAAAAAGGAATATTAACTCTAACAGATGACGAAGGATATGGAGACGGCTCTTATGTAACAATTAATAAAGATTTCTACAAATTGACAGGAGGATACACAAATGCTGGAAGTCCTGAGTATAAATACATTAATTTAGAAGTAAAGTAAAAACATAAGGGGGGTGTTAACGAGAACCCAGTGTAGTTAGCTACTACGAGAGAAACGATAATATTCCCCTTTTTTATTAATCAATAATTAAATTATGGAAAACAAAATAGAGTATATAATGGTAAAAGAATTAACTAAAAAAGAAAACAGAAAGAACACAATAAGAATATTAGGAGGTGGTATGTTGTTTGCATTATTAGCAATGGCATCAATGTATATGTTTTTATTCTTTATCTTGTGGGCAAATGAAGTCACAGAAAAAGTTGCCGGATATTTTTGATATGAAAGAAGCGTGTTGGTATGAAGATATTTATGTGGTTCAAAAACCTATAAAAGTAGGATTTAAAAAAGGAGGCCACGACGTTACCTTATATATTGATTATAAAGGCAAATCAAAAGTAGAAGGTAAAGGAGATGTATTTAAACAAAATAGTATTGAACTTGAAAACAAAATACAAGAAGCATACATATACGCTTATAAAAGATTTATATTAAAACAATAGTTTGGGCAGCTAAGAATGTCCGTTTCATTGGGTTTGTTAATTAGAGTGGTCATTGTTTGGCCACTCTTTTTGTTTTATACAAACAATCATTAAATTTATTATATATGTATGAAAGTACAAATAAACGTTCCAGACAGTTTAAACGATATTACGCTTGAACAATATCAAAAATTTGAAAAGTTAAACACTGAAGAAAATAAAAACAGTTCTTTTCTTTTACAAAAAATGATTGAGATATTTTGCAATCTTAATTTAAAAGACGTTTCTAATATTAAATATAAAAGTGTTCAAGAAATAACAAAACATCTTAATAAAGTATTTGACGTTAAAACGAATTTAGTTCCAACGTTTAAATTAAAAAACATTGAATTTGGTTTTATACCTATTTTAGACAACATCACTTTAGGCGAGTACATAGACTTAGACACATATTTAAGTGATTGGCCAAATATGCACAAAGCAATGAACGTGTTATATAGACCAATAACAAACAAAAAACAACATAGATACTTAATTGAAGATTACAAAAAGAATGATTACTCTGATTTACTAAAAACTATGCCGTTAAATATAGCGCTTGGTAGTCTTGTTTTTTTTTGGAATTTAAACAGCGAGTTGCTAAAAATTACCCTGAACTATTTGAATCAGGAGACATCGAAAATGAGTATGGAGCAACGGCAAATTTTGGAAGAAAGTGGGGGTGGTATTCATCTATCTATGGACTCGCTGGAAAAGATGTTACCAAGTTTGACAAGATTACAAAATTAAATATGCATCAATGTTTAATGTATTTAGCATTTGAGAAAGAAAAGACAGAACTAGAACACAAACAAATAAAAACTAAATGAAAGGATTTTATAATTTAACAACTAAATTAAAAGACGCTTTAATAGCAGAGCCTTTTGTTAATACAGTGACATTTGGAAGTTTGGACGATGTTGATTTAAACAAACAAACAATATTTCCGTTATCTCATATTATAGTAAACAATACAACGGTAGCAAAATCAACTGTAAGTTATAATATCACAATATTGGCTATGGACATAGTCGATGAAAGCAAAGAGGAAACAACTGACATCTTTGTTGGAAACAATAATGAACAAGATGTATTGAATACACAATTAGAATTGCTAACTAGAATAATAAACATCTTACAACGTGGCACATTATTTAGTGAATTATACCAAGTTGAAGGAGATGTTAATTGTGAGCCATTCGTGGATAGATTTGAAAACAAGCTGGCAGGATGGGCTGCTACATTCGACGTATTAATTCAAAACGATATGACGATATGCAGTTAAAAGAAACAGAAAAGGCCTTAGAGGCATTCAAGAATTATGTTCTTAATCAAAGTCGGTCTATGTTATCGAAAAAAGGAAAGAACGTATCAAACAAGCTATTTAAAAGTTTAGATGGTATTGTTAAAGAAATGCCTAATTCTATAAGTGTTAAATTTGAAATGGAAGAATACGGGTATTATCAAGACAAAGGAGTTAAAGGCAAGACTTCAACTTATCCTGAAATAGCAAAATATGGCACATTAGCAAAGTTCGGTTCAGGAAAAGGCAAAAAAGGTGGATTGACAAAAGGAATTGACAAGTGGGTTAAAGCTAAAAGATTTCAATTTAGAGACAAAGAAACAGGAAAGTTTTTATCATACAAAAGCACAGCCTTTTTAATTAGACGTTCAATATGGAATAAAGGAATTAAACCGTCTTTGTTTTTTACTAAACCATTTGAAAACGCTTTTAAACAATTGCCAGATGAATTAGTTGAAAAGTTTGGACTAGATGTAGAAGATTTTTTAGCATTTACATTAAAAAAAGATAAAGCATAATGAGTACAAAGATAAACGCGAGAAGTCCATTTTTTATAAGTTATACAGAACCCACAAAACCTGTCATAGCTTTAACAGAAGCATTGATTAATGCTCAAGGATTTGCTGTTGGTGTTCAAGGTAATATAACGTTACCAAACATTGATTTCGGATTTATTATGAGCATCACAAGTAGCAGTTCAGATTATAGTAGTGGAAAATGGGCAGTTGTAACTTCTCCTACAACAAGAACGATGAATCTAAGAGTTGGAGTTCCAACAGGTTTTTCTAATGAAGGAGGTTTTGTTGATATACAAGTTTCAGCAAGTCAAGCTGTTGCTGATTGTGTAAATAGAATTTCACTTTCTCCAATACCAGATAAAACATTAGACGTTTTTGGAGATTCTGTTTCAGTTACTTTAAGTGATTTTTTTACAATTAGCGCTGGTTCTTTATCATATAAACTAGGTCAAAACTCTGTTATCGATTTAGATATTTCTATTCAAAGCGGAATTTTAACAATAGCATCTAAAAATACAGCAGGAGTATTTGGATTAATCTTAATCGGATACGACGCGGCTGATTCAACAACTTGTGAAAAAGCTGATGTCATCCAAGTAACAGTTCAAAACGCAGGTGCTTTTGATTGTACAACAGCAAATCTTATTGGTGGCCAAATAGCAGCAAATGGAACTTTGACAACTCCTAATTCAATTGGAACTATAACAGCCACAAAAGAAACAAGTGGTGGAGGTTCTGTAACAAGCGTTGCGGCAAATAGTGGTGGCGCTTCAATAAGTAAAACTCTATATTACGATATAACAGTTCCAGTTGGATATTCAAACGCGTCAGCAACGATTGAATGTAGCAAAGCATATACTCAAGCATCAACAGTAGTAACTCCAACTTTAGCGTGTTCTAATATAGACTTTGATGACCAAGCTATATTATTATCTGGACAAGTAGTTCCTGGAACACTTGAAGACCATTACAGTCAAGCAAGTAAAGTCGACATTACCGATTTTAATTATACTCCAAAAAGCTTTGATTTAGTTGGTGCAAATACTGATAGAGATATAACATATACGATAACTGTTCCTTCTGGATACACTAACACAGGAAACACCTTGTCTTGTGTGTACACAATAACACAACCAGCAGATCCAACTTTAGTAGATTGTTTTGGTAAAAACAACAGATTCTATGCGGGAATATTTACACCTTTTCCAGCTGATTGGCAAACTAATTTTACTCAACCATATGACAATGTTAATTTAATAGAATATTACTCAGACGTTAATAGCGTTTATAATCTACAAGGAAAATTGATGTGCTTTAGTACTGACGGAGGTGTTACTAAAACAAGAGCAGACGCAGCCAGAGGCACATATACAGTCATTGGAACAGTAAACCACGGAAGAAGTGGAGCAAGTACAACATCAACTCCAATTGCTTTTTATATAGAATTTGGCTCTGGTAATCTTGTGCAACATATGTGGAGAAAAGATTATTCAAATAAAATAACAACACAAATATTTTAAAATGGCTTTTCAAACGGTAAATTTAGAAATTTATATATACACAGGAACATCAGGTTCTTATACGGATTCAGATTTAAAATATACATTGTCAAAAAGTCTAATTGGTACAGACACAAACATAATGTTTGAAATAGGAGAATTGGTCAGAGATTACATAACAATTGATTTTAATAACGATTATTTATCCAATACAATTTGGGTGTCAACAATTGCTAACCATATAAACGACCAAGGATTATTATTTGATTATGGCACACCAGTTATAAATCATTATTTAGCTTTTGATGGCTACGGATATTTTGAAGACGAAATAAATCCACAATTATCGACAGATGCTTTAATTACGGCAAACACAATTTATTTACCAGAAGATACAGCGGGAAAACTTCCAATATTTGCTGAAGGCGTTGGAAAATATATAATTGATTCTACGACGACACAAGTAACAGATAATGGCAATTCAAACCAAAAGATTCAATACATTACAATTCCTGCAAACAGCTCTGTAATTAAAGTTTATGCCAAAGACGATACAACATTAAAAAAGACAATAAATGTATTCAACGTTTGTGAGCCAAAATTTACCTCATATAAGGTCACTTTCACAAATCGTATGGGAGTATTTCAAGATGTATATTTTTTCAAAAAAAGCACAGAGACTTTTAATGTAACCGATGAAACATATAAAAGAAATACTGTTGTTAATTCTAGTGTTACATATTCAACAAGTGACACACAACAACAAAGATATAATACTAATGCTCAAAAAAGCATAACATTAAATACTGGTTTTATAAATGAAGACAGCAACTCAACTATTGAAGAGTTGTTTTTAAGTGAGAATGTTTGGATAAGATACAACAATGATACATTACCTATAATTCCAAAAACAAAAGCAATGACTTTTAAAACAAGTGTAAATGACAAACTGTCCAATTATACAATAGACTTTGATTTTGCTTTTAACAAGATAAACAATGTTCGTTAATGTTAGCACTAAAACTTTTTGTTGAAGATGAAAATGGTGTTTTAAATCAAGTTGATTTATTTAAAGATGAATCAATAACTCTTACACAAAGCATTCAAGATGTAAAAGATATTGAAAAGATATTTACTGATTTTTCTAAAACATTCACAGTTCCCGCATCCAAAGCAAACAATAAAATATTTCAACATTTTTATAATTATAATATAAATGGTTTTGATGCTAGAGTAAAAAGAAATGCAGAATTGTTGTTAAATGATGAACCGTTTAGAGAAGGAAAAATTAAACTTGAAGGAGCAACAACAAAAAACAACAAAGCTGATACTTATAAATTAACATTTTTTGGAAGTACAGTAAATTTAAAAGACTTAATTGGAGAAGACAAATTAGATGCTTTGCCTTTTTTAGATAACTTTTCTTTTAATTACACTGATGCAAATATAAAGTCATATATGAGTGACGGACTTGATGTATCAGTAAATGGAGTTAATTATCAAGATGCTTTGTTGTTTCCATTAATAACACACACCAAAAGGCTTGTGTATGATTCATCTGAAACAATACAAAACGGAACGACAATAAATAATATATTTTATAAAGCTGGAAATGCAAATTTTGGTTTAGACATTTCACAAATAAAACCAGCATTAAGAGTTCACACAATTATAAAAGCAATAGAAGACAGATACAATCTTGAATTTTCAAAAGACTTTTTTAATGAAGGAAACATTCCTTATTATAATTTATATTTATGGCTTCATCATAAAACAGGTGGCCTTTTTGTTGATGAAGAAAGTAGCACACAATTTGGAACATTTGTTCAAGATAGCGGAAAAGACCAAGTTATAACTTTAAATAGAAATAACTTTCAAAGTCCCCATATTGGAGCAACAGATGACAACCCTAGATTTTTTGATTTTACAATTGTTCCTCCAAATCAAACAACAGAGTTTAGCATATACATAAACAAAGATGGACAACCTTATGAAAGTTTTGAAAAACAAACAGCAGATTTAACAGGCGAATTTCACAAAAAAGATATAGAATTAGAAGCTGGAAATTACACTATTGAAGTTGAATCAGAATCAGCATCAACATTTGGTTTTCGTGGTTTTGTAATGAGACAAAGAAAAGCTAGCAAACGTGACGTACACTGGACAGGTACAGCAACAACCATTGTTGGCAATACAATAAATGCTTCTAAAAAATTACCTGAAATAAAAGTGCTTACTTTTTTAACTGGTATATTTAAGCTTTTCAACTTAACTTCTTTCCAAAATAATCAAGGAGAAATAGTTGTTAAAACTTTAGATTCTTATTATGAAAACAATTCAAAGACTTGGGATGTAACAAAATTTATTGACAAAACAGAACAAACTGTTGATAGCGTTTTACCATTTAAACAAGTTGACTTTGATTATAAAGGCACAAAAACTTTTTTAGCAGAAAACTATCAACAAAGAAATCATATAAAATGGGGCTCTTTAAACAAAAAGCCAGATAAAAAAGACAAGGTTGAAGGCTCAATATATAAAATTGAAGTTCCTTTTGAACATATGATGTTTGAAAGACTTGACGATTCAAACGCTTCTGTTTCAACGCCAACAAATATACAATACGGATGGAGTGCTGACATAAAACAAGAACCAACACTTGGTGAACCATTATTATTTTATCCAATTAAACAAACTGGAGTGAGTTTTGGAGTTATTGATTCAAGTAACGCTGTAAGTCAAAAAACAAGTTTTTACTTACCATCAAATTCTTATCTATTAACGGATTCAAATAATATTAATTTTAACGCAGAAGTAAATGAGTTTACAAGATTAAGTGCTAATTCTGGTTTAGTTTTTACAAAGACATTATTTAATGAATATTATAAAAAATATATTACAGAAGTATTTGATAAAGGAAGAAGATTAACAACAACAAAAGCTTATTTGCCAATCAATATAACAAGAGATATGAATTTGTCAGATAAATTAAAAATATCTGACAGGTTATATAAAATAAATAAAATTGTTACAAACTTTGAAACAAATCAATCTACTTTAGAATTAATCAATACAACAAACGTAGAAGGTGGATTAATATTAGTTGAAGCAAATGTAAAACAAAGATATGATAACACTGCTAAGTGTATAACTGTTGATTCTAATGTAATAACTGTTGATAGCATTAAAGAGGATGCTTCAATGACTTGTGACTCTGTTTTTGATGGGCAAATATTAGACAATCCAAAAACGAATCAATCTTCAGATGCTTTAAGTCCAAACAATCCAAGTTCTGGAGATGTTGCAAATACTATTCCTGTAACAAAACCAATAATTAGTAAAATATCTAATAAAACCACATTTCAAACAGGAACAACATACAAACTTGAAGCAAAATGGCAAATTGATACTTTGGGTAAAATAAACCAAACAAAAAATGTTGATGAGTATGGATTTATATTTTCTAATGACATAAATACTTTAGCATCAGCAGATGTTGATATTTTAAAAGCTGATGCAAGTAATGTTGTTTTAGCTTATCCTACAAACGCGATGAATAACAAACCAAAAGAACCAACTTTAATTTCAGGACATCAACAAGTGGTAGCTCCAAATATTTTGTATTATCGTTTTTATGCTAGAACAAATATAAGACCAGAATATATTTTAGCTGATGCTGTTTCTGATGTAGAAAGAATTGAGGTCAGCACATATTGTAATGAGTTTTACAGGTTTGTTAATTTTAGCACATTTGATGAAGCTGTAACAATAACAGCAATTAAACAAGATGGTAGCACACATACTTTAAATATATCTGCTAACGGAAGTGGAGGAACAGGAAATGCAATCTGTGTTGATTCAATTACATCAACTGGTCCAATACAAATTAGAATGGAACACGCTGTAAAAATATAATTATGATACAAAATATTTTAGACTTATTGGAAATAGCTAAAGAACAAAACGAAAAAGGCGAATACATTGACATTGCTTTGGGTAAAAACAAATTACCTGAATCAATAAAAGAAGGTCTTTATCAATATAAAAGAGGATTATGGGAAAAGTAGTAATGGACGTTGAAGTCAAAACCGACAGCGCAATAAATAACGTTGACGATTTAAAAGACTCAATTGAAGATGTAGGAAAAGAAACTCAAAACGTGGCTGATGGCGCTCAAGTTATGGGTGGACAACTAGACGCAGCAACTGGAGGTGCAATAACTAAATTCAAAGGGTTAATTGGAACACTTGGTGGAGTTGTAAAAAGTTTCAAATCTTTAAGAGTTGCAATAATAGCAACTGGTATTGGAGCATTAGTTCTAGCTATAACAGCTGTAGGCGCAGCTTTCACAAATTCAGAAGAAGGCCAAAACAAGTTCTCAAAGATAATGATGCAGATTGGCGTTGTTACAGGAAACGTCATTGATATTTTAGCAAATTTAGGAAAAAGTATTTTGTCTTTAACTAAAATATTTAGCGACCCAGCAGCTGCTTTACAAGGATTCAAAGACGGTATTGGAGACGCTGTTAATGGCATAAAAAACTTCAATGAAGAAACTAAAAAAGAAATTAAATTAGCCGGCGAATTATCTGACCAATATGCTGAAGCTGATAGAGCAGAACGTGCGTTGTTAGTTGCTAGAGCAAAAGCAAATAGAGATAGAGCTGAGTTATTAGAAAAGGCAGTAAACAAAGAGAAGTTTTCAACTGCTGAACGTATTTCTTTTTTAGAACAAGCGGGAGCATTAGAAGAAAAAATAACAAATCAAGAAATAGAAGCAGCACGTTTAAGATTTGAAGCTAAACAACAAGAAAACACTTTGTCCGGTTCTACGAAAGAAGACTTGTTAGAAGAAGAACAATTAAAAGCCAGGTTAATAGAACTTGAAACAGCAAAACTTACAAAACAAAAAGAAGTTACTTCACAAGTAGTGGCATTAAAAGCTGAAGAGGCAGCTGCTTTAAAAGCGATAAGAGACCAAGAAGCGGCTGAAATAAAAGCTGCACAAGATTTAAAAGACGCACAAGACAAAGAAAGAGCAGATAAATTAGCAAAAGAAAACGCTGACAGAGCGGCCAAAGCCAAAGCTGAGGAAGATAGGTTGCGACAAGAAAAAGAAGACGCAGAGGCGGCTGCATTAGATTTAGCAGCTGCACAAAGAGACAACACGTTAAATGCGATTATAAGTTTAGCAGGAGAAGGCTCAAAAGTAGGCAAAGCGGCTGCTCTAGCACAAGCTACAATATCAGGTGTTCAGGGAGTTCAAAACGCGTACACCACAGCTCAAGCGTCGCCAATAACAGTAGGGTTTCCAGCATATCCATTTATACAAGCAGGGATAGCTGGTGCTTTTGCACTTAAAACAATTCAAAGTATTGTAAGCTCTAAAAAACCAAGTGTGTCAGCTAGTGGTGGAGGTCAAGCACCGTCTGAATCACAAGCGCCAAGTTTTAACGTTGTTGGAGCCGCGCCTGAAAATCAATTGGCACAAGTCATAGGCAATAAAGAAGAAAAGCCAGTAAAAGCATTTGTTGTAAGTGGTGACGTAAGTACAGCGCAATCATTAGACAGAAACATTGTGGAAGGAGCATCAATTGGATAAATACAACAAAACAATAAAACACTTATTATAATATTATGGATATAATCGAACTTTTTATTGATGAAGAAGATGAAGTTTCAGGAATCGAAGCCATTTCGGTGGTAGAATCTCCGGCAATTGAATCTGATTTTATAGCGTTAAAAAAACAAGAATTTAAACTTGCTGAAATAGATAAAGAAAAAAGGTTAATAATGGGCCCAGCTTTAATTCCCAATAAACCGATTTATCGTAAAAGTGAGGAACAAGAATATTACATTTATTTTTCCAAAACGACAGTTAGAAAAGCAAGTGAATTATTTTTTATGAGAGGCAATCAAAACAACGCTACATTAGAACATCAATTAGAATTAAAGGGATTGACAGCCGTTGAATCGTGGATTGTAGAAAGCGAACAAGACAAAAGTAGAATGTACGATTTAAACGTGCCAATGGGAACGTGGATGGTATCAATGAAAGTTTTAAACGACGATGTTTGGGAACAAGTTAAAAGTGGAGTTGTAAAGGGGTTCTCAATTGAAGGATATTTTGCGGATAAACTACAAAGACCCAACGAGCCAATAAAAGACGAAATGGCAGATGAAATGGCAAAGGAATTAGTTGAAGAACTAAAAACCATTTTAAAAGAAGAAGAATTAGAATCTTATTCAGATTATCCAAGTGGAGTAAAGAACAATGCTAAAAAAGGTATTGAACTAAACGAAAAAGTAAACAACAAGTGTGCAACACAAGTGGGAAAGGTAAGAGCGCAACAATTAGCACAAGGAAAACCCATAACAACAGAAACTATTAAAAGGATGTTTAGTTATTTAAGTAGGGCACAAGAAGATTACGATGAAAATGATAGTAAAGCGTGTGGTACTATATCTTACTTATTATGGGGTGGTAAAGCAGGGTTACGTTGGGCTGGTGCTAAACTAAAAGAACTTGATTTAATGGAAGAAGATTTAAAAAAGCCTTGTGAATCAGGTTATGAAATGATAGGCACAAAAATGTTAAACGGCAAAGAAGTGCCAAATTGTGTACCAATAAAATAATATGAGCAAAATTTCAAGTCCACAAAACGACAAACGCGCTTGTCTATGTAAAGATGGAGTGACTTATTCCAGAGAATGTTGTGATGGAAGTTTACAAGCACAAGGAATTGGAAATATAACAAAAACATCTGTAACTAGATACTACAAAGTAACAAATTGTAGTGGTGGAACAAAACACATACATACACACGATATTGAATTAACAATTGGAGATGTTTACTTTTTAACTTTTGTACATCATAATCATAGTGATTGTTATACAATAACATCGACAAGAAATAACGGACATTTTGAAGTCAGCGCTGTTGCGTCATATAATAATTGCGCAGCGTGTCAATCAGCAAACTAAAAATACAACAAACTAAAAACTAATTTATTATATAGATATGAAATCAACGGAAATGTTAAATAAAGTTAAAGAACTTCTTGGGGTTGAATTATCCGAAGAAAAGGAAGTAAAGTTGGCGCAAGCCGAACTGGAGAACGGAACGATTATAGAATCTGAGGCATTTGAACCAAATTCAGAAGTTTTCATCGTTACAGAAGACGAGAAAGTGCCATTACCAATCGGAGAATATAAATTAGTTGATGGTGAAACGTTAATTGTCGAGTCCGAGGGAATAATATCTTCAATTGGTGCTGTAGAAGAAACAGAAGCTGAAGAAGAGGTTGAAGCTCAAGAAGAAGTGAAAGCTGAAGAAGAAAAAGAAGAAATGGGTTACGCTACTAAAGAAGAACTTGAAGAAGTTAAAAAAGTAGTTGAAGAAATTAAAGCAATTTTGGATCCAAAACAAACTGAGGAGGAAATGAGTGAAGAGGCTGAAACGAGTGTGAAGTCTGAAGAAACGACAACCAAAACAGTTTATGCTGAAAAAGTTGAAAAAGTCAATCATAATCCAGAAGACGAAACAAAAAAACAAACAAGCTTATATTCTCAAAAAAGAAATGGAAACACTTTGGACAGAGTAATGAGTAAAATATCAAATTTTAAATAAATAAATAATGTCAACAACAATAACAACTTCAAACGACGTTTTAAGAGCACGAGCAAAACAAACAACTATCTCTGCAACTGGAAGCGTTGACGCAAACGAAGCTGGTGGAGAATTTAATATAGCCACTGACGCTTTAGTAATTACTTTACCAACAATTGATGCTAATAATCTTGGTATGGAATTCACTTTTAGAAATACAGGTGCTGATGGTAACAACATTATAACACTTTCTCCTGCAACGACTGATTCAATTAATGGAACAGTAGCAGCAGTTCAAGCTGGTGGAGTAGCTAATAAAGATTGGATAAACACTAAAGCAACAGCTAATAAAGGCGATTTTTGTACACTTAAAGCTGTAGCACTTACTGAATGGTATATCACTGGTGGTGATGGTGTTTGGGCAAGTGAAGCATAATAATTAATTAATAAAAAATATAAAATGGCAACAACTAATTCAATAACCACTTCCTATTCTGGCGAGTTTGCGGGAAAATATATCTCCGCAGCGCTTTTAAGTGGTACAACTTTAGATAATGGATTAATAACAATTAAACCAAATATCAAATTTAAAGAAGTAATCAAAAAAGTATCAAGTGACGACATCGTAAAAAACGCTTCTTGTGATTTTGACCCAACTTCTCAACTAACTTTAACCGAAAGAATTATTCAACCGGTTCAACAACAAGTGAATTTACAATTGTGTAAATCAGACTTCGAATCAGATTGGGATGCAATCTCAATGGGTTATTCTTCTTTTGATTCTTTACCATCTTCATTTGCTGATTTTTTAATATCTCACGTTGCTAGTAAAGTAGCACAAAGAACTGAGCAGTCAATTTGGAACGGATCAGCAGCCACAGCTGGACAATTTGCTGGTTTCAAAGAATTAATGTTAGCTGATGCTGATGTTACTGACGTTGGTGGTGGCGCAGCGGTTACTTCAGCCAATGCGGTTGAAAAATTAGGCCTAGTTGTAGATGCGATTAATTCTAATTTATATTCAAGTGAGGATATGACAATTTATGTGTCGCAGAATGTCGCAAGAGCATACGTTCGTGCGTTAGGTGGATTTTCTGTTGCAGCTACATCAAATGCTGGTACTGATTCAAAAGGAACTCAATGGTTCAGTGGACAATCATTAACATTTGACGGTATTTCAATTGCTGTAGCAAATGGCCTTGCTGATAATACAATGGTCGCTGCTGAAAAAACTAATCTTTTCTTTGGCACCGGTCTCCTTTCAGACCATAATGAAGTCAAGGTTTTAGATATGGCTGACATAGACGGATCCAAAAATGTAAGAGTTGTAATGAGGTTTAGCGCCGGAGTTCAATACGGAATTGGCTCAGATATCGTGCTTTATTCTTAATATATAATTAACCAAATAAATTAGGTGGGTAAGCCAATTGTGCCTACTCACCTTTTTTTTTTAAAAAAACATACAAATGGCCTGTGACTTAACCTTAGGAAGAAAAGAACCCTGCAAAGATAGTGTGGGGGGCATAAAAAATATCTATTTTATCGATTACGGTAAATTAGGGACTGTAAGTTACGATAGCACACACACTGATGTTATTGATAACCTTACTGGTTCAACAATTGGCGGAACTGATAACTCTTTAACAGCATATAAATATGAAGTGAAAGGAGCCAGTTCTTTAGAACAAACTGTAACATCAAGTCGTGAGACTGGAACAACGTTCTATGACCAAACGTTGAATATTACATTGAAAAAATTATCAGCTGCCGATAATAAGGAGTTAAAATTATTAGCGTATGGAAGACCACACGTTGCAATTGAAGATTATAACGGCAATGTAATGATGATGGGACTTGAACACGGAGCCGACGTAAATGGCGGAACTATTGTAACCGGAGCGGCAATGTCAGAACTCTCTGGGTACACACTTACGTTAAATGCTCAAGAAAAAGTACCAGCTAATTTCTTAGAAATTTCTGTTGCTAATACAGCGGTTGATTATCCGTTTTCTGTAACTGATTTCCCAGGATTGTCTGGAACTATTACAATAACAGAAGGAACAAATTCTTAATAGAGTTTTTGATTTTGATAAATTAGAGGGCTATACGCCCTCTTTTTTTGTTTAAAAAATTTGTTTTGATAATGTTTTTTTATTTAAAGAATCTATTTTATTATAAAAATCGTATTCAACATTTTTGTAATCGTCTCCTTTTATTTTATTACCCAAACTATCTCTAATTGAAAGTATTCTTCCAGCTTGAATTTGACCATTTATTTTAGACATATTATTGTGATATAAAACTTCTATTTCATATAACTCACCTAAAGTGTGTGATTTAAACTCAATTATTTTTAATTCTGTTTTTATTGTTGTAAGTGTTTTCATTGTTTTTGTTTTTTATTATTATTTTAATATAGCTAAAACTGAACTGGTAAATTGTTTGTCAGTCATTAACCCATTATTGTAAGCTGTTTGTAAAGCTTGTATTGTTAAATTATTTTGACTTGTTTTTTGATTGTACATTTTATTTGTCTTTGTTATTGTTTTACTTTGTAAATATACAACAATTATTTTAACAAACAAATAATTAACAATTTATTTTATTATTTAATTTAACAAAAAACAACTTTTTTTATTATATATATATGATAATATTAAAAGAAACAAGTAGCGCTCAAAACATAGATTTTATTCCTAGAGAATTTACACTTGGCGCGTCTTATACTTTTAACATAGTTGATGAAACAAAAAACAAAAACATATATAGCGTTGCTTCTACAGGTGTAACACAAAATCTTTATTATAATAGATATACAGCTGCTTTTACAACTTTAAAACAAGGCATTTATTATATGCTTACCGTTTTATCGGGAACTGACGTTGTATTTAAAGATAAAATTTATTGCACCAATCAAACCAACTTGCCACAATACACAATAAACAACGGTGAGTATGTTTCAAACGTCACCACAAACGAATTTATTACAATTTAATGGATAACTTACACATTGTTAATTTAGCGTCTTATAATCGACCCAAAATAAGTGAAGATAAAAAAAGAGATTGGGTAAATTATGGGGATGACAATAATTACTATCAATATTTAATTGATTTATACACCAATTCAACAACTAATCATTCAATAATTAATGGCGTTGTAAATATGATGTACGGCAAAGGCCTTGACGCTTTAAATAATAGTCAAAAGCCAAACGAATATGCTTCAATGCGTTCAATAATATCTGATAATTGTTTGAGAAAAGTTTGTTTGGATTTAAAATTATTAGGAGAAGGCTCGTTTCAAGTTTTATACAAAAACAAACGAGTTGTAAAAGCTGAACATTTTCCAAGACAAACATTACGAGCTGAAAAATGTAATGAAGACGGTGATATTGAAGGATATTATTATTCAGCTGACTGGTCAAAAGTAAAACCAAACGATAAACCAAAAAGAATCGCAGCATTTGGATTTGGTAATGGCACAGAAAGTGAAATTAAAATTTGTAAAAAGTATGTAAGTGGTTATGATTATTATTGCCCCGTCGATTACCAGGGCGCTTTAGCATACGCGGAATTGGAAAGCGAGATAGCGGATTATTTAATAAATGACGTTCAAAATAATTTTTCTGGCACAAAGGTGGTAAATTTTAATAACGGGGTACCAGACGCTAATCAACAACTTCAAATTAAAAACGATGTAATGCGAAAGCTTACAGGTGCTAGAGGAGAAAAAGTTGTAATAGCATTCAATAACAATGCAGAAAGTAAAACAACAGTTGACGATATTCCATTAAACGATGCGCCAGCACATTATGAGTATTTATCTAATGAATGTTCCAAAAAACTAATTGTAGGCCATAGAATAACAAGTCCATTACTTTTAGGAATAAGAGCAGAAAATAATGGTCTTGGTTCAAATGCTGACGAAATAAAAACAGCATCTTTATTGTTTGATAATATTACAATTAAACCATATCAAGATTTATTGACTGAATGTATTGACGACATTTTAGCAGTTAATGGCATTAGTTTAAAACTTTACTTTAGAACATTACAACCTTTATCTTTTATTGAAACAGACAATGCTATAACAAACGAAGCGCGTGAAGAAGAAACGGGTGTTAAAGCAAGTTTAAAAAGTCAAGTTGTAGATAAAGACTTTGCAATTATAAACGATAGATTAGCATATTCTACAAAAGAAATGGCACTAGAAGGTGCTAAAAACATAGGTTGTGAAGGTTACCACGAACACGAATACAAAGGCAAAATATGGTATATGCCTTGTGAAGAACACAAACAAGATAATTTAAATCAATGTGATTTAAGCACCGAATTTGATGACAATGAAATGTTTGAATTATTAAGTCAATACGGTGAAGAAGAAGATTTAGAAAATTGGGAGCTGGTTGATGAAAGGGAAGTTGATTATGAACAAGAAGAGGCGCTTGATAAAATGATTGGATTGGTATCAACTGGAACGGCAACGCCTAATTCTAAATCAAAACAAGATAAAGAAGTTCGTGGAGTTAAATTTAAAGTGAGATATAGATATAGCCCTAATAAAACATCTTCAAATAGTAGAAAGTTTTGTATTGATATGGTTAAAGCTAATAAACTATACAGAAAAGAAGATATTATAGCAATGGGAAGTAAACCAGTCAATAAAGGTTGGGGCCCGTCGGGTAGTTCTGACACTTATAGCATTTGGCTTTACAAAGGTGGAGGGTCGTGTCACCATAAATGGTTGCGACAAACGTTTAGAGATAAAACAAGTGGTAATATCGCAAATATAGACCCAAACATATCGACAAATAAGGCAAGAAAAGAAGGATACAATCCTGTAAACGAAAAAGAAGTATCTATGAAACCAAAAGATATGCCTAATCAAGGATTTATAAATAGATAAAAATGGCAGAAGCATTATTTGTTACTCGTAAAGATATTGTAAAATACACCAACGTTTCGGGCGGAGTTGATACAGACAAATTCATACAATATGTAAAAATTGCTCAAAATATACATATTCAAAATTATATAGGAACTGACTTGTATAATAAAATTTCAACTGATATAATAGCAGGCAATCTAGCGGGAAATTATGCTACTTTAGTAGAAAATCATATTAAACCCTGTTTAGTTCATTGGGCAATGGTTGAGTATTTACCATTTGCTGCATATTCGGTTTCCAATAAAGGTATATTTAAAGGAACTTCAGAAAACTCAGAAAGTGTGTCAAAAGAAGAGGTTGATTTTTTAATTGAAAAAGAAAGAACAACAGCCCAATATTACACTGATAGAATGATTGAACATTTCTCTTTTAACGCAGCAAGTTTATACCCTGAATATTACACAAATAACAACGGAGATGTGTATCCAGATAAAAGCGCTGATTTTAGTGGATGGGTTTTATGATAAAAAGAAAATACAAACCAAAACAGCAAAACGTTGTTAAGTTAAAAAACTATTTAAAAAAGATATATAACAAAAACACAAAAAAGTAATTATATAAATGTATGGGATTTGGTAGTATTTATAAAATAAGTTGGTGGGGAGATGTAAATGCTTCTAATGGATGGGGAATTATTTACCC